CATGCATTCACACCCCGCTTCCGCGCAATATCGTTCATCAGCCAACACTTATATGAATGATTGTGTAATACGCGCCGGGTATAGACCATACAATGTTTCTAAGTCACGAAGAGACATTGAAGACGGATGCCGTTACTTCTACCATTCTAAAGACTTGAGTATCAGGTATAGTAATGATGAAATACAAGATCAATCAGTCTTTATCATTACTGATGTCGATTACTATCTTGACCTGCCTAGATGGTTGAAGTTATTCCGTCCCATTGTGATGTACACTCTTTCCCCAACCAAACTGTCATGTACTGGACCAAACGACAAGACAGAATATCGGTTTAATATAGACGGTAATTTTGTTCACTATCATGTGAGTGGTGGTGGGGAATACACACATCAGCTATGGAACTATACGGGAGACACTGTGACTTGTGTCGATGATGAAGGCAATTTATTAACCTTTGATATTGAACAACGTAAGGTTAAAGGAGACGAACAACATCGTCTAATCTGGCTGTTACCACGTAGCAAGGTAACTAACCCTCTTTGGCATTATCTGCGATTAGATTGGGAAAACAATTTGCTAAAGAGGAAGGACATGACGCTCAAGGGATTTAACTATCTACTGGAGCCGATTGAAGATAATTTGTCAATCGGATTAATTGGCACGAAGTACAGTGTAGAAATTTCAGGAAAACTGTACGAGGCAATAAGAATTCGCTTAGCGGAGAAAGAAGCTACAGTGTTTGTAAGTGACGTTGAACGTATGTTGAAAGAAGCAAAGCATCCGAGCTATGTTACCGATGCTCCGATATTGTATAAATGTTTTGCTGTTGATGTTGTATTCAACAAGAATGTTGTCAAAACAAGTAACTTTGCTGTCACATATCAAGCCATTCCTAGACATGGAGCCTTATCAACTGAAGATGGCAACAACCCAGGACAAACAACTACTTCTCCCCTCACTTCGAATCCAGCCCTTTTTGCATCTAAAGGGTATAACGCAGATAAAGCATGCATTGAGGGACGGATTCATAAAGTAGCCAACAATAAGAAGTGGAGCAAAAAGTACCATGACTATGCTCGCGAATTCATTGACCGTTTGGTACCAAAACGTTATCGAGGAACCGGTACTCCATTATCAATTGGTGAAGTAGATCTCAGACAAGAAAAAGTTGCACAGAAGGGACGCTTTAAACAAGTTGCCCCAATGATGTCATTAGATGCTGGTAACGCGATCAAGGCATTTATTAAAACTGAGACCTACGCATCTGCAAAACCACCACGTAATATCTCAACCATGAGTCCAGAATTGACAATCCAGATGTCGGCATATACCTTAGTTTTCGCCAACATATTGAAAACACATGACTGGTATTGTCCAGGCAAGAAACCAAGAGATATTATAAAGAGACTAGCTCACGTCATGAAAGCTGAAGAAGGAGAAGACATAGAGGAAGGTGATTATACATGTTTAGATGGGAC